AGGCGCTCATGTTTGGCATTACGACGGCGGGCTTCAATCAGTCCTCCTTCTGCTACGAACGGCGGCGCTACACGACGCAGGTGCTGGACGGTGTGATCGAGGACGATTCCCATTTTGGGATAATCTTCACGCTCGACGAGGGTGACGACGAATGGGACGAAACGAATTGGATCAAGGCAAACCCAAACCTGGGCATCTCGGTCGACCTGGACGACCTGCGCGAGCAGGCACGCAAGGCGAAAGAGTTGCCCAGCGCGCTGACCTCCTTTCTGACCAAGCGGTTGAACATCTGGACACGCGCGGCGGAGCACTTTATTCACCCGGACAAGTGGCGTGCGTGCGGTGGGGCGTTCGATGTGGCGGCGCTCGATGGGCGCACCTGCTACGCCGGGCTGGACCTCTCCAACACGCTGGATATTACGGCCTTTGTGCTGGTGTTCCCGCCGACGGAGGACGATCCGGTCTATCGGGTGCTGCCGCGCTTCTGGGTGCCGGAGACGGCCATGCACGAGCGCAGCCGGCGCGACCAGGTGCCCTATGACGCATGGTGCCGCGATGGGTGGATCACGGCGATTCCGGGTGATGTCATTGACTATGAGTGGATCTACCGGCAGATTGACGAGGATGCGCAGCGCTACGACCTCCAGGAGATCGGGTTTGATCGCTGGGGCGCGGCGGCCATTTACCTGTGGATGGCCACCCGGGGGCTGACGGTAGTTCAGATTGGGCAGGGGTACGCCAGCATGTCGGCGCCCATGAAGGAGTTGGAGAAGTTGATCGTCTCGCGCTGCCTGGCCCACGGCGACAATCCGGTGCTGACGTGGATGGCCTACAATATGGTGGCGATGCGCGATGCGGCGGGAAATGTGAAGCCGGACAAGAAGAACTCTGGGGAGAAGATCGACGGCCTGGTGGCGATGATCATGGGGCTGGCCAGGGCGACGCTGCACGACCCGGACGCGCTGGCCAGTATCTACGATACGCGCGACGTGCGCGAGCTGTGATGCGTGATGCGTGAGTTGGTCGACCTGGTTGGCGCCGTGGCGGTGATTGTGGTGATGCTGGGGTGTATCGTCGGTATCAGTTGGCTGGAGGGGTAGATGGCGGTTTCGGGCGGGGCGACGACGGCCTATGTGTGCCAGGTGCACGGCTATGAGTTGACGTGCCAGCCGACGACGCGGCTGCGGACGGAGTGCGCCACGGTGGATCATGCGTTGCAGGTGCTCGCCCGCGGCGAGCGGTGCGTGGTGGCCGGCTCTGACATGGCGGCGCTGCGCATGCGGCTGATGCAGGCGGGCGTACAGTAACGGAGGGGCGTGTGCTGGATATGCTACCGACGGAGCGGATTGGGCGGGCGGCCTGGCTACTGGCGCAGGGCCGGGAGGTGACGGTGCGTGAGCTGGCGCAGACGCTGGAGATTACGCCGCACGGGGCCTATCAGATGCTGGTGCGGTTGTCCAGGGTGCTACCGATTGCCGACGAGGGCGGGGTGTGGCGCGTGGCCAGCGAGGAGAGGACGGCGAGTGATGGCGAAGTGGCGTAGGGGCGGCGGCGGCCGGCGCGGTGGCCGGTGGGTGATCGAGTACGTGCCGAAGCCGGAACCTATAACCCCAGAGGTTAAGAGAACGCCGGATCCGTTTGAGTATGACGATCCCTACCAGATTCGCAATGCGCTGGCAGCTATGGAGAGCAATCGCATGGATGAAGAACAATTGATCGCATGGTGTCAGATGCAGGCCGATCATGTGAAGATGGGGCCTGGCCATGTCGTTGTCGACGACTTCAACTGGCACATGATCGACTGGTGTATCGAGCGCAATGCGGATGCCATCCGCAACAATTTGGCGGGCGTGCCCGACGACTATGCAGGCTGGAACCTGATGCAACTTGCGGAGTCGCTGAGCGTACTACGTTTACTCAAGGCGACAATAGAGGGGAGCGCAATTGCTGATGGTTGACGCCCGGCCCATTACGGCCTGGCTTTTTGTTGCCTCTCTCTAATAGAGAGAACGCACGTGCTACCCTCATGGCATGCAGATGTTTTTCCGGGGAAACTCTCTCACGGACATTCTGGCGCTGATCGGCCTGGTGCTGATCGGCGTGGCCGTGCTTCTGGCGTTCGGGCTGCCCGCGGCGCTGGGTTATGCGGGCGCGGCGCTGATTGTGGTGGCGGCGGTGGTGCAGTTGGCGGCGATGCTGGAGAGGCGGACTGAATGAGCGTGATGCGGGCGCTGATGGCGCCGGTCGCCAAGCGATTCCACCCATCGCAGGATATGGATTGGAGCGGGGTCTTTGGCGGCCAATCTGTGATTGCCGGGATGCCCTCGCCGTCGATCGACGAGTCGCTGGCTCTGCCGCCTGTTTTCGCCTGCATCCGCGTGCTGAGTGAGACGGTGGCCGGGCTGCCGCTGATTACCTACCAGGAGACGCGCAACGGCGGCCGCGAACGGGCAACCAATCATCCGCTATACCGGGTGCTGCGCCGCTCGCCGAACACGGAGATGACGGCGTTCGAGTTCGAGGAGCTGATGACGTCGCACTGCGCCGGCTGGGGCAATGCGTATGCTCAGATCATTTTCGACGGGAGCGGGCGGGTGCGCGAGCTGTGGCCGCTGCGCCCAGATCGCATGACAGTCGAGCGCAAGGGCGGCGTGCTGCGCTACTCCTATCTGCAAAGCAACGGGCAGGAGGTGCCGCTGGCGGCCTGGCAGGTGCATCACCGGCGAGCGATGGTTATGGACGGGCTGGTTGGCATGAGCCCGCTGCGCGTTGCCATGTTGGCGGTTTCGCTGGGTATGGCGACGGAGGAGTTCGGCGCCAGGTTTTTTGCCCAGGGCGCAAAGCCCGGATTCATCCTGAGCCACCCCAGCCAGTTGACCGACAAAGCCTGGGAGCGGCTCGAGGCACGCTGGAACGCCGGCGGCGGGGAGAATGCGCACAAGGTGAAGATCATCGAGGAGGGGATGACGGTCGAGAAGATCGGCATTCCGCCCGAGGAGGCGCAGTTCCTGGAGACGCGACGCTTCCAGGCACAAGAGATCGCACGGCTGTTCCGCATGCCTCCGCACAAGATCGGGCTGCTGGAGAATGCGACGTTTTCCAACATCGAGCACCAGGCTATCGAGTTCGTCACCGACACGATCCGGCCGTGGCTGATTCGCAACGAGCAGGCGATGTACCGTGACCTGCTATCCGAGAGCGAGCAGGCGGCCATCTACTTCGAGTATCTCGTGGATGGCCTGTTGCGTGGCGACACGGCCAGCCGCTACCAATCGTACTCGGTGGCGCGCCAGTGGGGCTGGCTGTCGGCCAACGACATCCGGCGCATGGAGAACATGCCGCCGATTGACGGCGGCGACGTCTACCTGCAGCCGCTCAATATGTCGCCGGCCGGCCAGTTTGGTGACCAGGCAGCGGCGGCCAGGACGGTCGACCCGACGTGGATTGCACCGCTCGTCGAGGATCGGGCGCGGCGGCTGGTGCGGCGCGAGGCCAACGACCTGCGGCGCAAGGGTGCCAGCATTGCGCGCAAGGACGGCGATTTCGGCCAGTGGGCGGCGCAGTTCTATGACGGCTGGATGTCGGCGGCGGGCGAAGAGATGGCCGCGACGGTGGCGGCCGCTGCACGGGCGACCGGGCGCAGCGAGACCACGCTTTCCAACGCGGTGCATGGTGCACTGTGGGAGCGCACGCAGCGCAGCCTGGCGCAGGTGCGGCTGGTGGTCAGTGAGTGCGGAGCGGCGGATGAGACGCCGGACGATGCGCTCGAGCGCTATGCCGACACGATCGAGGAGGCCGGTGCGCAGGCGCTGGCGGCCAGCCTGATGGCGGTACTGATTGAGGCAGGGGGGACACATGCCACAGGGAATTGAACGGCGCTATGCGCCGACTGAGTTGCGGGTTGCACGGGGCGATGGGCGAGCGCTGCCCGTCATCGAGGGCCATGCGGCGGTGTTCGACAGCCTGTCGGTCGAGTTGTGGGGATTCTTCGAGGAGATTGCGCCGGGCGCATTCGCCGACAGCATCGAAGCCGGCGACGACGTGCGGGCGCTCTTCAACCACGACCCGAACTATGTGCTGGGGCGCTCGCGCAACGGCACGCTGCGCCTGGCGGAGGATGAGGTTGGTTTGCGGGTGGAGTTCGAGCCGCCCGACACGCAGCAGGCGCGCGACGTGGTGACGCTCATCGAGCGCGGCGACGTGAGCCAGATGAGCTTTGCTTTTGCGGTGCTCGAGGAAAAGTGGCGCATCGACGACATGGAGCGCTACGTGCGGCGCATCATGCGGGCTAAGCTCTACGACGTCAGCCCGGTGACCTATCCGGCCTACCCGGCGACGGATGTGAGCGTGCGAGCGGCGGACGGCTCGCCTATGTTTGGGGATATCCCGGAAATTCCGGCCGACCTGGTGCAGGGGCGCCAGGCGGCTGCCGACGGCGACCAGGCGCAGGGGCGCATGGAGGTGCTGCGGCTCCGGTTGGCAGTTGCAGAGCGAGCGTAGGCGCACGGCGCCACGCCAATAGCCAGTGAGGTAGGAATCATGGCAAACCGTATTGCAGAGCTGCGCCAGACACGTGCGCAGCGCATCAGTGAGGCCCGGCAGTTGCTCGATGCGGCAACCGCGGCACAGCGCGAGTTGACGGGCGAGGAGCGCACGGCCTGGGAGGCCGCCATGGCCGACGAGGCACGGCTGCACGAGCAGATCGAGGCGGAGGAGCGCACGGCACGCGCCGAGGCGACGCTGGGGTCGT